CTCATTGGTTTCATGCTTCGTCAATTCGAGTTGGCTAGGTTAATTGGAATTCGTCCGTACAATGCTATTGCGTTCTCTGGGCCTATCGCTGTTTTTGTCAGTGTGTTTCTCATCTATCCTCTCGGACAGTCCAGTTGGTTCTTTGCGCCGTCGTTTGGTGTTGCAGCGATCTTTAGGTTCCTACTCTTCCTACAGGGCTTCCATAACTGGACGCTCAACCCATTCCATATGATGGGAGTAGCAGGTATCTTAGGTGGTGCATTACTATCAGCAATTCATGGTGTAACAGTTGAGAATACTCTCTATGAAGACGGCGATCAAGCAAACACCTTTAAGGCGTTTGATTCAACGCAAGAGGAGGAGACTTACTCTATGGTCACTGCAAACCGCTTCTGGTCGCAGATCTTCGGTATTGCATTTTCTAACAAGCGTTGGCTTCATTTCTTCATGTTGTTTGTGCCTGTTATGGGTCTATGGACATCCAGTATTGGCATTATTGGTCTTGCTCTCAATCTTCGTGCTTACGATTTCGTGAGTCAGGAGATCAGAGCAGCAGAAGATCCAGAGTTTGAGACTTTCTATACCAAGAACATCCTATTGAATGAAGGACTACGTGCATGGTTGGCACCAGTTGATCAACCACATGAATCATTTGTATTCCCTGAGGAAGTTCTTCCTAGAGGTAACGCACTCTAAACTACTTTGCAAACTGTCTACCACCTCCTCACAGGGGTGGTTTTTTTATGTAAAGTATGTTATAATAAATATTATTAAGTTGTGTAACATAAATGATAAAATCTTTTGGATTTTTGTTACTTCGTTTATCGATAGGCATCATGCTTATTCATCATGGATACGAGAAACTAGAAAACATTGAAAACTTTGCGGATGCATTTGTAAGACCATTGCATCTTCCATTCCCAATCCTCTCCTCATATTTCGCAGCATTCTCTGAGATTGTGGGAAGTTGGTTGGTTATCTTTGGACTTGGTACTCGACTGGGGGCCTTGGCAATCTTAGGTACTGTTTCCTTTGGAATCTATCATGCCCTAGTTACATCTGGATTTAACATCTACTTGTTAGAACTTTTAGTTCTTTACTGGGGAGGTGCAGCATGTATCGTTCTTAATGGTGGGGGTAATTTCTCAATAGATCATCTCATAAAACTGAGACTCTTTAATAATGATTCTTCTAATTAAAACTTAGACCTATAACCTTTAATAAGATATGATCAAATCACTATTCAGTATTATGTTTGCTGCTCTCATGTGGGTACAAGTCCCACAGTGGAGTGACGACTGGTCTAAGTGTTCAGTAGATGTACCAGACACAGCATGTCATTGGTATATCACAGCACCCGATAGCACCATGGGTGAAGGATTTAGTTGGGCAAATGCTCCTTGGTTCAGTGTTGAAGGTCTCCGCGATGTTGGAGAACTTCATGATACAATGACATCACTACAAAAAGGTTCTGAACTATGAACGGTTATCTAGTATTCGTATATTTCAGTTGCTTTGCTGTTATTGCAGGTGCTGCTTTTGCAATGATGTGGAGTAACATTCAATCTATTAATATAGAGATGAGTAAACCTCCCAAACCAAAACATCCAGAAGCACCTGAACCAGGTGATGAACTGATGTATGTTGATTTCTCAAGAGAAAAACTTGAGAACCTTTACAAAAAAGACGAATGATATATAATGGACGTAGTATTTCGTCCATACATGAAAATCTTTTTAGATACAGCAGACACCGATGTAATTGAAAAATATTTTTCAACAGGATTAGTTGATGGTGTTACAACTAATCCCACTCTCATTATGAAAAGTGGCAAAAACCCGGAAGATGTCTATCAAAAAATTAAGGACATTGGGGTAAAAGATATCAGCATGGAGGTCGTAGGATCTGACCTAGAGATGTATGATGAAGGCATTCGCCTATACAAAAAGTTTGGCGATGTAGCTACTATCAAGGTTCCTTGTACTCGTGAGGGATTGATTGTTTGTAAGCGATTGTCCGAGCAACGTGTAAAGGTTAATGTCACATTGATCTTCTGTGCTGCTCAGGCAGTCTTATCGGCAAAGGCAGGGGCAACATATGTTTCTCCCTTTGTAGGACGCTTAGACGACCAGTCAGTAGCAGGTCTGGAGGTTGTCAGATCGATCTCTGAGTTGTATCGTATTCATGGTATTAGGACTCAGGTTCTTTCAGCATCTATCCGTAACGTGCAAAGAGCTATCCGTTCGTGGTATAATGGTGCTGAGATATGCACTATGCCACCTAAGGTATTTGATCAAATGTATGATCACATTCTCACAGACAAAGGTCTGGAAATTTTTGATAACGATTGGAAACAGGTACAACAATGACATTTACAGTATATTCAAAGGATGGTTGCCCCTATTGCACCAAAGTAGAACAGGTGTTACAGTTAGCAGAACTCAACTATGTCATATATAAACTTAACAGGGATTACACTCGTGAAGAGTTTTATGATAAGTTTGGAAATGGTTCAACCTTTCCAAGAGTTGTAAAAGACGATACACTTATCGGTGGTTGCACTGAAACTGTACAGTATCTGCGGGAGCAAAAATTAGTTTAATGGAACACAACCTCATAGACATCTACGATCTTGTTGAACACGCTATTGATAATGCCTTTGAGGGTCAAATGAACTTAAAGTTTTACAATTATCTTAGAGAAAGTAAAACTAAAAAGCACGAAATTGATTCATTTATTGAGAGCACCACAGCTGCAGAAATCAACGATCTTACACTTGACCTTGATGAGTATATTAAAGGTGGTGCTGACAATGAGCACAAACAACTTCGCGAAGGTTATGGTCACATTCCCAAACCCCAAGCAAGAAAAATTAAAATTTATTTGTATAGTATCTTAGAAGATGCCTGGAGGTACAGTCGTGACCGAAAACCTGGACGAAGGAAAAAGCAATCTAAATAATGACGAAACCCACATCAACCGTGGGGTTGAGTTACTATTGCGTAATAGGAGGGCAAAACCAGAACCACCAAAAACTTTTCAGGTAAAGTTTGGTAAAATGGTATCTCTCTTACGTAGGGAGATTGTATTTCATTTAAACTTCTATCTGGACATTAGAAAGAAATAGTCTCTGGAGGCACAGAAGATGTTAGCAGTAACCTTGACCATAGGAACATTAGTTTCAATTATGTTCTTTTTTGTAGGAGGTGTGGTAGGATGGTTAGCAAAGGATCACGTATACCAAACTCAACCCGTTTATATGCATCCAGAGATGTTTGATGAAAACGGAAATGTATTACCTGATGAAATTTTAGCAGTACGATTTGAAAACGATTATGAGCCCGACGAAGACCACGAAGACGACTAAGAAAGAAGTTCTTCCACAAAACCCGTTTATATTTGAGGTTCTAGAACTTACGAGTAAGCAAAGATCTAAAGCGAAAAAAGTAGAAGTTCTGAAAGAGTATGAGCACAATGCTCTTAAGGCAATCTTCATCTGGAACTTTGATGATACTGTTATCTCAATGGTTCCTGAAGGAGAAGTTCCATACGGAGACATTGGAGATCAGACCGTTTATAGTGGAACTCTATCTGATAATTTAGAAAAAGAAATGAGAGGAGACATGGAGTCTGCCACTGGACAGGATCTGGACGGTAGAGGTAAAACTTCTCTTCGCAGAGAGTGGCAAAATCTTTACCATTATATTAAGGGAGGTAATGATTCTTTAACCAAGACTCGTAGAGAAATGATGTTTATCAACTTACTGAGGGGACTTCATCCAAAAGAATCTCAGGTTCTTTGTTTGGTTAAAGATAAAGTTTTGCAAACTAAATATAAGATAACTAAAGACATTGTTGAAACAGCGTATCCAGATATCCAATGGGGAGGTCGCGGATGACAGTAGCAGTAGAACAGGAAAAGGAAATGGCTGAGTTTGGATCAGATGTTAATGAAGTAAATCCGTCTGATTATAGTTGCCAGATTCTTCTTGAGAAAACCACTCTCGAAGCAGCAGATGATAAATCTTTTCCAAATGATGCTAGATTAGTTTGGTATGTAGTTGACGGTAAAGAATATATTGACCTTACAAGATGCAGTAAGGTTTCTAAACTCTTCGATATGTACTACGATAAGTATGGCAAAGGTGCTGTTCAAAAAATTGACTTTGGATATGGTGCAATGAATCCAAAACTCTGGGGACAAAAACCAAAGAAAGAAAAGAAAAGAAAATGAACGAAGAAGATCTTAGGGAACAAATTAACTCTCTGATCCGTGAAGAAATCCAAGAAGACATCAACGATTATGTTGATTCAATAGAAGAAACAAAAAAAACAGGTCTTGGATTTTTTTCTAATGATGACTCAGATGAATTGAAAGTTAAAGTCTCTCAAAAAGAGATTGATAAAATCATAAAAGAATATAAGAAGATGAAAAAGAGTACAAGATCTAATCTTTCGCAGATTAAAAAACTTGGATTAGTTGATAGACACGGAAATCCCCTAAAATAAATACACCAGCAGGCAAATCCATATGCTTTCCACTAAATACAGATTGCGACTTGAAGCAATCTGTAAAAAGATAGTTCTTTGCGAGGACGTATCTTTACCTGATATGATCTGGGCAGAGAAATTGGCAAAGAGTCATACTACTGCTCGTGATTGGCTACAGAAAGCACGAAGACAATCTTCTCAAGAAATTGAAGAAGGTAGCACAGATGATTTTCTGAATAGGATGGGACTAGGTGATCCCGACCCATCCAATCACAAAACGGGATTTACTGATGCTGACGATATTAAGAGTTGGTTTCATCAAGACAAACCTGACGATTGGAGACAACGTGATTGAAGACTATATCACAATCACAACATGGGACAAACAATTTCAATGTGTTCGTTATCACTATGTTCATAAGTCATCTCCCAATCCAGTAGAAGAAGTAAAAAGTTCATTTCCATTCGAGGAAGTATACGAAAATGCAAGCAGTAATTTACAGTAACGGTAGTCAAGAGTGTGAAAGGGCTGGTATGCTTTTGAAAAGTATTCACGAAGATTTTCATGAATACTTTTTGGATAAGGACTTTACAGATACACAATTCCATGCAGAGTTTGGTGGCAATGCAGAGTATCCACAAATCTCTATTGGACTTAAGCATCGTGGTGGTCTCAAAGAGACTTTGCATTATTTGAATAACCACAATTATAAATGTTCGTGTTGATACCAAGACACTTGACTAAATAAGATATGAGGTCTATAATAAGACCTGACGTTCATCCCGCTCTAGGGTGGGACGCAAGTAAGTCGCGGAACGGAGCCGTTCATCCCATGATTGATTTTCTCTTATATTCATCCCTCAGTTGTTCTGATGCCGATGCAATTATGCTACGGATGAAGAACCACGAAGATCTTAGCAATCAAGTTAAGATTGAATTGGTAGAGGCCATTAAGGAATCTACCCCTGAGTGCTATCCATGGGACGCAAACGACTAAAGGAACGGACCTAAAAATCCAACTACTTTAGGAGTACCTACAATGAACACACTAAACATGATCAAGAAGCAGATCAACAAAGCATCTGCTATTCATGACGCACAGATTTCTCACACCTCATATCGTGGTGTTGAGTATTCTACTCGTTGTGTAGAAAGCAAAGAGTCTCACGGAACTTTCTGCTATCGCGGACAAACTTACACCAAGTGATTGTCAAATCAATTGAATAGTGTTAAGATGGGAGGGAAACCTCCCATTTTTTATGGAAAGAGATAAACTAAAACTGATAGTAAGAAATCTAAAACTTCTTGTTGAAGCTTTGGAAGTAGAGGTGTATTCTAATACTGAAGCATATACTTCAAAGCAAGAAAATTTTGACGATTCTTCTGCTAACTACATATTAGATTATGACGAAGTTTTTGAGGATGATGATGGATAAGATAGATACACAGGGTATGAGTTTACCTGGTGATGGTAAATCAAAATCAAAGAGATCTTATCCACCATTGGTAATATCAAAACGAAATGTCTTTACTGATTTAGAAAGACAAGAACTAAAGGACATTATTAACGAGACACTTGATGAACGAGAACAACGTAAAACTAATCAGCGTAACTCCTGATGCAGAGAAGCACATGGCATATTGTGCCCGTGTATCAAATCCAAATAACCAGGAGAACGAAAAGTTCTCTGGTCTTCTCAAGTATTGTGTAAAGCATCAACACTGGAGTATTTTTGAGCAAGCATATATGACTCTGGAGTTGAATACTACCAGAGGAATTGCAGCTCAAGTGCTTCGACATCGTTCATTTACCTATCAAGAATTTTCACAACGCTATGCTGATTCTTCCCTACTCGCGGAGAAGATCCCTCTACCTGAACTACGCAGACAAGACACCAAGAATCGTCAAAATTCTATTGATGATGTTGATCCGTTTACGAGGCAGAAGTTTGAAATGTTGATGCAACAACATTTTGTACAAGCAATGGATCTTTATAAAAGAATGCTTGATGAGGGAATTGCAAAAGAGTGTGCTCGTTTTGTACTCCCTTTAGCATGTCCCACAAAAATCTACATGACAGGATCAGTTCGTTCATGGATCCATTATATTGATTTGCGTTCTGCAAATGGTACACAGAAGGAACATATGGATATTGCATTGGGTGCAAAGAGAATCTTCTGCGAACAATTCCCTGCTGTCGCTGAGGCAATGGAGTGGATATAACTGTAATTGATAATTTCTTACCAGTTGATGAACTTAGAGTTTTACAAGAAACGATCATAAGTGATGAGTTTCCTGTTTACTATCAAGACTACATTACGGAAGATATTGAGTTACAATCAGTCAAAAATGTCAACTTTGTGCATTCAATTTATAGAGACAATTTATCCACCAGTCCTTACTATGACATGGTAAATCAGATCTTGTTCTCAAAATTGGAAATGCGTTCTCTCATCAGATCAAAAGTAAATTGTTATCCTAGAACTGATGAAATCGTAGAGCACGGTTGGCATATAGACTTTCCATATGTTCATAAAGGTATGATGTTCTATCTGAATACCTGTAATGGTGAAACCAGATTTGATGGAGATGTTGTCCAAAGTAAAGAGAATCGAATTGCTTTCTTTGATCCAAGTAAAATGCACGCATCAACATCATGTACGGATCAAAAGTGTCGATGGAACATCATCGCAAACTATTTCTAATCCATTACTGAAGCAATGGAATGGAACTAATAAATATTTACACCAACAATTGAATGTTATGCCAACATACCCAGTTATTAATTTAGAAACAAAAGAGAAGAAGACACTTAGTATGTCTATGAAGGCATACTCGGAGTGGAAAGAAGAGAATCCAGGATGGGATAAAGACTGGTCAGAGGGTTGTGCTGGACAATCTACAGAATTTAGATGGACTGGTGAAGCAAAATCCAATGGATGGAATGAGGTTTTGGATAGAGCATCTAGACAACCTGGTGCCAACGTAAGTAAAAACCGATACTACGGATAATCTCTCTAATTTCTTATACCTTATGTCAGCAAAAAGAAAGTCTCAGTCCCCTATCGTTCCATTTGGAATGAGTAACAAGCACATGAAAAGAAAGAAACCACTTAACTCAGACTTGATGAAACCTATTGAGCCTTTGACAGAGAATCAAGAGGAACTTTTTCGATGTTATAAGAACAATCAAAATGTAGTTGCTTATGGTTGTGCTGGTACTGGAAAGACCTTCATCACCCTCTACAATGCTCTCAGAGATGTCTTTGATATGAAGACACCCTATGAGAAGATCTACATCGTCAGGTCTCTTGTAGCAACGAGAGAGATTGGTTTTCTTCCAGGAGACCATGAGGATAAGTCTTCACTCTATCAAATTCCATATAAGAATATGGTGAAGTTCATGTTTGAACTTCCAACAGAAGGAGATTTTGAGATGCTGTATGGCAATCTCAAAGCACAAGGAACAATCTCTTTCTGGTCTACCTCGTTCATCCGGGGTACTACTCTTGATAATGCCATTATAATTGTTGATGAATTTCAAAACTTGAATTATCATGAACTTGATAGTATAATCACTAGAGTAGGCGACAATAGTAAGATTATGTTCTGCGGTGATGCAACTCAATCCGATCTTATTAAAGACCGGGAAAGAAATGGTATTGCTGATTTTATGAAAATCTTGCGCGTTATGCCATCAGTTGATATCATTGAATTTGGAGTAGATGATATTGTTCGATCCGGCCTTGTCAAAGAATACTTACTTGCCAAAATGGAAATGAATCTCTAATGAATTTTATTCATCATAATTATCTCGGTGATCTTGAACTAAACAAAAAAGAAACTAATGGCATCCGTCTCTATAATATTCCTAATGGAGAATGGGTGCCTTCTATTACGTCTGTAACTTCGTTTTATAATAGAGAAATCTTTGTTAAATGGAGAAAGAGAGTTGGTATTGAAGAAGCAAACCGAATTACGAAGAAAGCAACTACTCGTGGAACAGACTTTCATGAAGCAGTTGAAGTATACATGAGGAACAATGAAATAAACTGGGATGATTTTCGTCCTCTCACACAGTTTATGTTTCATCATGCTAAACCATATCTGGACAAGATAAATAATATACACGCTATAGAAAGGACTCTGTACTCAGAGTATCTTGGTTTAGCAGGTAGAGTTGACTGTATCGGAGAGTACGAAGGAGAACTTGCAGTCATCGATTTTAAAACTTCCGAAAAAATTAAACCAGAAGCATGGTTAGAGAACTATTTTGTTCAGGAAACTTTCTATGCAGCTGCTTACTATGAACTGACTGGTATCCCTGTCAAAAAACTTATCACCATCATGGTTACTCCTGGCGGTGATGTTAAAGTATTTGACAAAAGGAACAAAGGGGATTATATTAAGTTATTAGTTCGGTATATTAAAGAATTTGTATCTCACAATCTTAGGTCAGAGAATGGAGAATGAACTAGAAAAAGTATTAGAGAGTAAGTTCTTTTGCCCATCTCGTTTTGCACAAGAAATTGAATCTCTTGTCCAGCATAATGAAGGCATGAACTATATCGATGCGATTGTTCACTTTTGTGATCTACAAAGCATTGACGTAGAATCTGTTCCTAAACTTATTTCTAAACCTCTCAAAGATAAACTAAAAGCAGAAGCAATGGAACTTAACTTTTTAAAGAGAAGTTCCAGAGCAAAATTACCTCTGTAATTCATTTCGAGGCGGAAAATTTTTCCGGCAAAAAACCACTATATTACTTCTTGATGATGCCGTTCGACGCCTACAAACAATATCTTTCCCTGAAGAACCACTTCACGAAAGAAAAGTATGACTATCATAAGTATTGTGGTAAAAGTCGTGCCACCGTACAGTCTTTTTATAAAAGAAAAGATCGTTTCTGGTTTGAAAAATTATCAAGAAACAAAAACGATAAAGAAGTTATTGAGTTCTTTATATCTAACTTCATCACCTGCACTGATCCAAGTAAGCTTTGGATAGGAGAAATGATTCGAGAAGGTGAGGATAGATATTCTTCATGGAAAAAAAGAACACAATCTCTTGCATATGTCTTCAAGGAAGAGATGGAAAAAATACTTGTAGATACTGATTTAGATTCTGCATTCCAAACTTCTAATGGACATCCCTTAGTATTAAAAAAATATTTGAGTGGTCAAATCTCAATAGAAACTTTAGTAATATGCGACAAAATTCTTGGTTACCGAATTGACTATGACAAAAAACTAACAGACCCAGTATGGGAAACTGTTAGTATGAGGATGAGGAAGTATTCTCCATTCCTAAATATCGATGTATTCCGATATAAAAAAATTTTGAAGGAGGTCGTGTTACAGTAATGAGTTTCTTTGATTCGGAAGTCGTCCGTGCTGAGATGACTGAAATTAGTGAATTGCAAGAAGATGTTTACCGTAACGTCTTTGAATTTTCAAAAATGAATAGAGAAGAACAACTTTTTCATGTTGGACTTCTAAAAAAATTGATAGAGAAACAAAAAATTCTCTATACTCGTTTGAGTTTATCTGATGACCCAGAAGCAAAACTGATGAAACAAAATATTGTTGACTCTGCAAAACTGATGGGACTCTCATCTGATGTTGATATGAATGTCGTTTTTTCTAATATGGAAAAGATGCTTGAAGTGATGAAAAGTCAGATTGACAAAAACGAAACCGACCTGTAGAATGAACGGGTACACACAAGCCAAATACGTACAAACAAAACGAATCCTATGTCTTTCGCAAATCTTAAAAAGCAATCTTCTCTTGGATCTCTGACCTCTAAACTGGTTAAGGAAGTTGAGAAGATGAATAATACTGGTGGCGGTGGAGATGACCGTCTCTGGAAACCTGAAATGGACAAGACTGGCAACGGTTATGCAGTCATCCGTTTCCTCCCTGCCCCTAACGAAGAAGAACTTCCTTGGGCAAAGATGTACTCCCACGCATTCCAAGGTCCTGGTGGTTGGTACATTGAGAACTCACTGACTACTATCGGTCAAAAGGATCCTCTTGGTGAGTATAATCGTGAACTGTGGAACAGTGGTAGTGACACTGATAAGGATACTGTTCGTAAGCAGAAGCGCAAACTGTCCTACTATGCCAACATCTATGTTGTACAGGACAAAACAAATCCACAGAACGAAGGTAAAGTCTTCCTGTATAAATTCGGTAAGAAGATCTTTGATAAGATCATGGAAGCAATGCAACCTGAGTTTGAAGATGAGGAAGCAATCAATCCCTTTGACTTCTGGCAAGGTGCTAACTTCAAACTGAAGATTAAAAAGGTTCAAGGATATTGGAACTATGACTCGTCAGAATTTGACCGCACTGCACCACTCTTGGATGATGACGATGCTCTTGAAGCCCTCTGGAAAAAAGAATACTCGTTGACTGCCTTGACTGCTGCAGACCAATTCAAATCTTACGAGCAACTACAAACACGCTTGAAGATGGTCTTAGGGCAGAAGTCTTCCCGCCCTCGTTTTGATGAGGAACTGGAAAATGAAAGTGATGGTCGCGGATCTTTCACCCCAAACTTTGAGTCAAGCAAGCCTCCTGCTGCTGACTTCAATGCACCAGACATCACTCCCACCAAGTCTGCGGACTCTGATGAAGATGATGCTCTATCCTACTTCCAGAAACTTGCTGAAGAATAATTAGTTATAAATTCTGATATTATCAGCAGTCTTAAGGGTTTCACTCGTATATTGAGTGGAACCTTTTTTGTATGCCATCATTTCTTCAAGATCATCACGAACAACATTGAGGTATTGTGGTTTAAGTAAAAATATATTTCTCTTTGCGTCTTCTATTTCAACTTCATATTCATAGTTAGTAACTGGAATTGATATGTTAGCCAAATCCACTAAGGTTCCACTCTTTGTATCTGCATATTTAAATGAGAAGGTTGCATCTGTTTTAAGACCAGCCTTTACAAACACAATACCATTACTATCTTTTACTTCAGTTGTCACATAATGATGAACTCCATTAAAGAGATTATCATAAGTGTCATATTTTTCTACCATTGCTCTATCAAAATCTGATTGTTGCAATGGCCACTCTGTAAATACATTTATGATGTTATTGCAAGTAAGAACTAACCAATCTAATTTTGAATCTTGATAGAAATCAAATGCAACATTGTCGGGTCTTTTATCACCGGTAACTTTGTATTTGGTAAAGAACGAAACGTTTTGGAAGATGTCTTCCCTGAGTGCTCCTTTCTTAAATAAATTTTTAACCTTGATATAATCAGAGATCTTCGCATCAGGAAGTCTGCTAACGTAATTAATATCTGGAAGTTGTCTGAAGTAATTTGACATTTTAGAAACCTATTGTAGTATCGCCATCATCTTTATAATCATCATTAAAGATGGGTTCAAGTTCATTAAAATTTAATGTCAACTCATATGATGTCATTGCACCATCTGTGAACGTAGAGTAATTATTTTGTGGAGTATAATTAACATTAACTCCAGTGCAAGCACACTCCTTTACTTTATTCATAAATGGATTGTCGTTGTTATCTCCTGGACCACGATGTAGATATTGTATTTTGAATGTATGAGGAGATTTTAGGAATAGATTTGATTTAGTTCTTTGAACTGCAGATCCTTGTTTAAAAAATCTTAGAACTTTTACAATTTCTTCACTCTCTCTTTTTTCTCTTGGTGTTAACATGAATTTAAAGGAGAATTGTCTAAGTGCTGGTCCACTGAATAACAATTCCATATTAGGATTAACAATTGCACCAGTGGTTCTAGTTATTAATTGACCACCCACTCCCGATGCCTGGCCAGCAAATGCAGCTGCTGCAGCAGATCCAAGTTCTGAGTTATTCTTTTGAATTGCACCTGCAATATCACTTACTCCCCCAAAAAATCCTTTTCCATCATCTGCGATGGTTCCCAGTGCAAGATTTGCCAATTCTGCTTGGAGAGCATTCATATTTTGAGAGGACCAGTTCACGCTATTACTATCCTGAATTCCTCCCGGTATTGGTAAGATTACTGTACCTAATATGTCCCTTTCTCCATTACTAAATCCTTCATTTCTAGTTCTGGTATTGATACCAGAAAATGTATCACTAGTTCCACCAACATCTGATGGAACATATTTTAACATTGAAAATTTGAGAACATCCTGTCCGGTAATCCCAAGATCTAATGGGTATACAAGATTTCCAAATGAAGATCTTGTTCCTTCTCTCTCTTGAGATTTAGATGTTAGAGATTCAGATGGTGTACTTGAGTCGGTTGATTTATTTTTTTCATCACCACCATCATCAGTTGATTTTTCTTCGTCTTTTTGGTCTGCATTATTTTTAATTGAATCTATTATTTTTTTCTTTTGAGTTTTTGGTATTCCTGCATCATCTAATGATGTATTAATTTGTGCATCAAGGTTTTTACGTATTCCACCATCTTTATTATTTAATTCATTTGAGAGACCTACTCCGGCAACACCATCCATTGTAGGATAGTTTGGATCAGAGAATTGATATGTTTTTCCCCCATCTTTTGATATTGCTGCTGGTTGATATTTACCATTTTTTTCAATATAAATTACTCTCTCTGCTCCACTCACAGTCCCATCTTCATTTTGAGTAACATAAGTTACTGCCCTATGGTAAATCTTTGTTCCGCCAACTGGTTTTCTAACAGTTCTGGTTTTGCTACCACGAATATTTTGTTTCACCTCACGGTACTCTACTCCGACAGGAGTCATAGCTTTCTTAGATACAATAGCACCTGGTCTGAATTGGGCAGCACCACTTTTTACTTCTTCTGCTGTTCCTTGAGTGAAAGATGCCATTAAAATACTTTTTATTTATTTAGGACAAATTTTCCATATTGTAGTGATAACAATTCATCAAGTTCATCTTGTTGTACTATGTATACTTGACTTCCTAACTCTTCCCAGGTATACTGTCTATACTCTTGGTGATGAAAATTTATACCACGAAATCCCCAATTGAATAATTCGGTTACAGCAACCAATGGATGTTGATCGTATTCAAGATTAGGGGTTTTTGCATAATAATAGAAGGTACATATGTTACCTACTTCAGGTATAGGAGTTACTGTATCATTTAGTGCATAGGTGATTAGTGTCATTCTATCATCAACACTACTCTCAGATTTAATTTCGTTAATGACAGATTCGATGCGGTTCATTTGATACCTAACTCGTCTTCTGTAATGATTTTAAACTCAATTTTTCTATCAGCACAAAATTCATGAGCAGCTCTCCACTTTGCTTTATTGACTTCCCAAGTAGTACATTCATAGATGTATGATTTAGTCACCTTTTTTCTTTTTGTTGGAGGTTTTGTCTGCTTCTTTGGTTTTACCTCAATGACATAGGTTTTAATTTCACCTGTACTTTCTTTTACCTTTATAATAAAATCTGGAAAATACTTATGAACCCTATTATCAACAGGAGAGACATATGGAATGTGAAACTCTTCACTACCCCATTGGAGGATACTCTCATTTAGATCACACCAACGACAAAACTTGCGTTCCCAACTACTTCGACATATAATATTTGTATAATCACCTTTATATTTGTTGGGATATGACGGTCGGTATTTACTCTTGATACTTTCTGCCATACATAATATATAAGGTAAAAACTATTTATAGATGGCACTCACCGATAGACTTGGCAAATCTAAAACAATTGCTGAGATTAAATCTGCATTATTAAATCCTGCTTTAACATCACACTTTGATGTTGAAATTCCTTTTCCCTCTGCATTGAGATCACTTCTTGGTGTTAACCAAAGGTCTTTTAATTTATCCTGTAGTGAAGCTAGTCTTCCTGGATCTCAATTGGCAACTCTTGAGAATAATAATGATCGCACAGGTGTGACTGAGAAACATGCATATAGAAGGCAATTTGATGATAGGATAGACCTTACATTTTACGTTGATGCAGAAAAGTATACGTCAATTAGATTCTTTGAGAGATGGATATCATTTATTATGAATGAAGACCAAGGTGGTCTTCAGGGTGGAGGTCCATTAAATGAGCAAGAACCAAATATTGCATCGAGATCATATCATTACAGAGCAAGATATCCAAATGAATATATTATGGATCAAGGATTAAAGGTGACAAAGTTTGAAAGAAACTATCAAAATTCTTTAACCTATAATTTTGTAAGAGCCTTCCCACTTTCTGTTAGTTCAATGCCTCTCACCTATGAGTCATCTTCATTATTAAAAGTATCCGTATCAATGAGTTATATTAGATACTATCTTGGTAGTGGAAGTAATCCCACCAAAAATGCACCACCAGCAATACCTACGTTACCTACAGTTCCAGAACAAGTACAAAAAAATAGTAAATCTTTTGATCCGAATCTATATACTCCATCTATCAACTCTGATTCATCCTTCAGAAGAAATATAAACAGAGTTACTCCAGAGGATGCTCGTCTAATTCAAGAAGAAGCAAACTTTACTATGTTCTAAAAATACAATAAATAACAATACTGAAATACATCTATAGGACATTATGCCTTTACCAAAAATTGCCACACCGGTATATGAACTTGAATTGCCATCTACAGGTGACACAATTCAATACAGACCATTCCTTGTAAAAGAGGAAAAAGTTCTTGTGATTGCTTTAGAGAGTGAAGATACCAAACAAATTACAAATGCTATTAAGAATGTAATTAAGAATTGTATTCAAACTAAAGGTATCAAAGTGGAAACTCTTCCAACTTTTGATATTGAGTATTTGTTTTTGAATATTCGTGGTAAGTCTGTTGGTGAAGAGATTGAAGTTAATGTGACATGTCCTGATGATGGAGTAACTCAAGTTCCTATTACAATTAACTTGGATGATATTAAAGTTCAAAAAAATGAGGAGCACACGAATAAAATTAAGTTAGATGATACTATCATGATGGAGATGAAGTATCCTTCTCTTGAACAATTTATTAAAAATAATTTTGACTTTGAAGATGGTAATGCAATGGAGCAATCTTTTGATTTGATCTCGACATGCATTGATAAAATTTATACTGAAGATGAGGTGTGGGCAACTGAGGATTGTACCAAGAAAGAAATTGTTGAGTTCTTAGAACAGATGAATTCTTCTCAGTTCAAAGAAATTGAGAAGTTCTTTGAGTCTATGCCTAAATTATCCCATTCAATTAAGGTAAAAAATCCCAAAACAAAAAAAGAAAATACTGTTGTAATTGAGGGATTAGCGGGTTTTTTCGCATAGCCCTGATCCATATGGATCTGGAGAACTACTATAAACTCAATTTTGCCTTGATACAGTATCATAAATATTCATTAACTGAGATTGAAAACTTGATGCCTTGGGAACGAGACATCTATGTTGCATTATTGCAACAGCATCTTGAGGAAGAGGAATTAAAGCAAAAGCAAAGGAATGCCATCTAGTAAATTCGGTTCTAAGTTTTTAGGTGAAAGATACCAGCAGTATGTTGATGAACTTACTGCTGAAGGAACTATAGATGGTGAAAAATTATCTCCTACTGAAAGAAAAGAAGGATTTAAAAAGAGAAACGATAAGATAGGATTTGAAGATTTTGTTGAAAAAGTTTTAAAGAAAAAACAATCTGCATCTGTAGATAAAAAAATAAGATCATTACCAGGAGGAGGAACTGGCGGTGGTGCTTTGGTCAAAAGACCAGCAGGGGAGTTAGTAAAATCAGAAAATATAAGTAAAGCAGTTCCTCAAGAGGGTAGTAATATACTTGAGGAAATATTAAAGATTGTCACATCAATTCGTGATACTCTAATTAAGAAAAATGAATTTGATGTAAAACAATCAAATAAAGATAAGATAACGGCAGAAAGAACAAAAAGATCAAAGGGAGAAAAAAAGTTAGAGTCTGGTATCTTCAAAGGTCTGAAAAAAACAACGGAAAAAGTTCTTGCACCAGTGAAGGGATTGTTTACGCAAATCTTTGATTTTATAAAAACTGTTATACTAGGTAAAGTTGTATTCAAGATCCTTAAGTGGATGGGTGATCCTGAAAATAAAGAGAAGATTGATAACCTTATCAGATTTTTCAAGGACTTTTGGCCTGCTATTGTTGGAGCATACTTATTATTTGGAACTAAGTTTGGTGGTTTAATTAGAACCATTGGTGGTTGGGCAGTTAAAATTATTAAATTTGCTGTGCCAAAATTGCTTAGATTTGTCACGCGAAATCCGAAAGCAGCAGCGGCATTAGCAATTGCTGGTGGTGTTGGAATGTTGGGTGCAAGAATATTAACGGGCACAGAAGTTGATGGTAGTGAAGAAACATCTGAAGAAGATCAAACTCCTGAACAGCAACAGGAAGCAGATTTTAGAGCAGCACAAACAACAGCAACAGAAAGTTTAAAAGAAACAGAAGAACCAGCAAAAATGTCCAAGGGCGGTAAAGTCCCTGGATCTGGAAATAAAGATACGGTTCCTGCAATGCTCACTCCAGGTGAGTTTGTGATGAGTAAGGGGGCAGTTGCAAAATATGGTGTAGATACAATGAGATCTATGAATGCATCTGGTGGCGGGACAGGTATTCCAAGTCTTATGTCAAATGGTGCATTTGGATATTCAAGTGGTGGTGGTCCTGGTATAGAACCATCTGAAGAACCTGGTGGAAGAAATAAAGAAGGAACGGAAAAATCTAAACCTAGTGGAAACTTCTTAACCAAATTATTTGGTGGAGGACAAAATAAACCACCAGCAGATGAGACTCCATCAGGCAGTAGTCTGACTGAAACTCAGCAAAAAGCATTGCAAGTCCTTGCAAAATATGAGTCTGGAGCAGCTGGATATGATGCAGTCAATCAAATAGGAACTGCTGGTGGTAGAGGAGTTAAAGGATTCTCTGGTAACATTAAAAAAATGCCACAATATAATGGCAGATCTTTGACTGATTTTACCATAGCAGAAATTAAAAAATTACAATTTGATGACAAAACAATGTCTGATGATCAATGGATAGAGTCTGGTAAACTTCATGCTGTTGGTGCATATCAATTCATTGGTAATACTCTTCCTGGAGTTGCACAAAGAGCAGGTATACCAGACGATGCTAAGTTCACCCCTGGTGTTCAGGATCTGATGGCACTTCAGTTAATGAAAGAGCGTGGAATTTCTCCTTGGGTTGGTCCAAGTGATAAAGCAACTCCTTCGGAGAGAGCAATCGTTGAGAAGGCAAGAAATCAACCTATAGCATACAGTCCATCAATGTCTACTGGAGGAGCTATCACTGCATCTGCTGCATCTTCTGGAAGTGCTTTAAGTAGTAGTGGTGGTAGTAGTAGTGGTAGTGGGTCAACATCTACTTCAAGTGGTAGTAATAAAAAACCAAAGAAATTTAATTATGCACAGTTGAGAAAAGAATTAGGTGTGACGACAGCATCTGTTTCTAAATCATCAAGACCATCATCTACTGCTGCATATTCTCAGATGCAGAATAACACTCAACAGACACCACAAACACAAGGTGAAAAAAGTGTTTCGCCTGGAGTTCCAACATTTGATGCAGCTGCAATGTCTTCTTCAAAGAAGATAAAAACTTTAGGGATAACGGTGTAATCCATGGCAATTACTGCACAAAAGTTACTCCCTCAAAGTAAAAGTGGAACAATAACTCCGATAAAGAAAGGTGCAATTACAAAAATTACACCAATAGGAACAAAAGAATCTGCTGTAGAGAGCAAGGGTGAAAAGAAAGATACTCTTATAGTCATAAAAGAGAGATGTATTGAGATAGATACTCTTCTCAGAGGTTCTCTTGCGCTAGATAAAATTAGAGCAGATCAAGCACGAAAGAAAACAGAAAAACAAACACGTTCCAAAAAAGAAACTGAATTAGAAAAAAGTGATGACAAAGATGAAAAGAAAGGAAAAGGTCTTAAACTTCCTAAGATAAGTTTCTTTGATCGTATCAAGAATTTTATTAAGAATGTTATTCTTGGTTTTATTGTAGTCAGGTTATTAAAGTTTGCTCCACAAATAGCAAAAGTTGTATCTTTCTTGAAACCTGTTGCTAAATTTATCTTTGGTATTGGTGAAAAACTATTAGAGGGATTTGTTAATCTTGTTGACTTCGGATATAAGATTTACGACTCTGGTAGAAAGTTTATTGGTGATAAGTTAGGTGAAGATGCATTAGCCAACTTCGATAAATTGTCTGGTGCAATCAATACAATGCTGAACCTGGCATTGATTGCTGCCATGGCAACAGGTGCTGGTCTTGGTCGTGGTAAAAAACCTAAAGTCAAATCAAAAGTCAAACCAAAAGTTAAGACAAAAGTTGACCCTAAACTAAAGAAGATGGGTCTGTCTGATGATCAGATCAAGGCATATAATAAAGCAAGACAGGGTGGTGCTGGTGCTACTGATGCATTAACTCAAGCAAGAAAAGTCAAACCAAAACCAAAACCAAAAGGGTTCTTTGGTAGAATTGGGCAGGGATTTTCTGATCTTGGTACAGCAACTAAAGACCTTGCAACCAAAGGTGTTAAAGCATTTGGTGGCGGATTAAACTTTTTATCTGGTGGTAATCTTGGTAAGTTTGGAAATTTCTTACAAGATCAATATAAGAATGCATCTAAATTTGCGCGAGGACAATACGATAAGGTTGCTCAAGTTGCTTCAAACTTAAAAAATAAAGCCTATCAAGGCATCGATAATTTTAAAAAGGGAGCTGCTAATATTGCAGATAATGTAAAAAAAGCAGCAATCCAAAAAGTTATAGAACCTTTAAAACCAATTTTTGATCCAATATTAAATCAGGTAAAAAAAGTTGGTGAAGGTATTATGGGTATCTTAAGAAAGATACCTGGATTTGAACTCGTAGACAAGGTTCTAAGGAAGAATGGTGTAAAAGGTATTGGTGACGCGAAAGGACTTCTCAAGAAAGTAGGTGGAAAAGCAATACCAATTGTTGGTGGTATCGTTAACCTCTTATTTGCATATGATAGATTAGCTCAGGGAGATTTGATTGGTGGATTACTAGAGGGTGTATCTGGTGTTCTTGATTTATCTGGTGCATTTGGATTCGCTCCTGGCCCTGGTATTTCTATGGGTATTGATGCATATATGTTTGCTCGTGATTTTATTCCTCAAATTCAGGAGACTGAAGGGAAAATTGTAGATGGGATAGGTCTTGGTGGATTAAAAGGTCAATTAGAAACCGTAGCTAAAAAACTTCCAGATCTTTCTACCATTGCAAAAATGTTTACTGGTGGTGATCCAAAAAAACCAATGATTGGTGATAAGGGAGATACTTCAGGAACTGATAAATCAAACCTTGGTTCTACTCCTACTACAACTACGCCAACATCAGCATCTAGAATGGGTAACTTTGATGTTGGAGCAAGTAGTGATATTACCAAGGTTGGTAAAGACCTCATCTCACAAGGATTCTCTGTTGCTGAACACCCAGACTTTACTAAGACTCCAACAGCATCTGGTGGTACATATACTCCGGGTAAGGGATCAGTTTCTAATGTGCATAGTGGTGCTGGTCACTATGAATCCAGAGCAATTGATGTCACTGATTGGAGAGGATCACTTGAAGATTCTAAGTCAAGATATCGTTCTGTCTTAGATTCGATCTATAATAATGGTGACATGGCAAAAGATATGTTACTCATTCACGATAGTTGGGGAGCTGCTGATAAGAGTGGTAAAAATGCTCCAGGATCTCATGCACACCCAACTCATATGCACATTGAAGTAAAGGATAAAGGTGGATTCATTGGTAAGGGACTGTTTAAAAATATGGGTGGTATTGAATTTGTTCTTGATCATGACACCACAAAGGCACTTGAGAAGAAACTTCCTGGATTCTTGGATGCTATAAACAAAGCAGATGGAAAATCAGTGATGGATGTTCTTGGAAAATATGCATCATATGATATGCCAGAAGTGATTCCAGTTCCTATCCCACAACCAATTCAAAATACAGTTGGTAATGCATATGAAAAAGCAAAGACGACGACTAACACTATCATTGCTAAAGGAAAGGAAGCATTCAGCGATATCTTGTATATGCGTTAAATAGAACTAAGAGGTAATAAACATGTCAGAGACAAAAGTAACTGGTGCTCAGTCTAATCCTGCTTTTATTGAAAGGTTGGATATCTTCTCAAATAAAGATCAGAGTAAAACTGTATCTATCTTAAACGGTGCAGTACAGTTGATGTACTATGAGAGTCTTCTTCAAGACTCTGTAATGGCAACTGTTTCCTTTACTGACTCTGGAAGTGCGATTGATAATAAGAGTGCTCTTGAGGGATTACCTATCGTTGGAAGTGAAAAAGTAGAATTTAAAATTAAAGATAATAATAATGAACGAATAGAATTTACTTTCTATGTCAATAAAGTAACTCCAGTAGAAGACAAAACAACAAAAGGTCTCAACAATCTTCACTTGGTTTCAAAAGAATATATTCTCAACGATGAAGTTAGAATCAATAAAAGATTTGATGGTAAGGTATCAGAAACAGTCAAAGAGATACTGACCAACTTTTTAGAAACTGAAAAAGATATCACCAACATTGAAGATGCAACAGAGTTGAATGAGATTCCTGGTCAATGGAAACCATATTATACACTGAACTGGTTATCTAAGAAGTGTGCTCCGTCTTCTGAAACTCCTGGTAAAACCGCAGGTTTTTTCTTCTACGAAACATCAAAAGGATATCATTTCAAATCAATTGATACTCTACTGAGTCAGGAGAAGAAGAAGTCGATTATCTATAATGAAACTCCTGATTCAAGAGGTGCTAACATCCCAGAAGGATATGATATGAAAGCATTGACATTCTCTAAGGACAATCGCATCAATGTTCAAGAAAAGATGCAGGCAGGATTCCAATCAACACGAATCGTTTTGTTTGATCCATACACCTGTAAGTATGAAGTTCTGAACCCAAAGGCTACAGGAGATGATGGAGTCGAGGATTCTCTAAAGAAAGGAGGAAAGGAACTACCAGTTCTGAACCCAGAGTTTAACCGTCAGGGCAAAAATAAACAGTTCTCAAGGACAACTTATATTGTAAAAGATACTGGAACTCTACCATCAGGATCAAGTAAGCAGCAGATTGAAAAGTCAAAGGATCAAAACTTTAGACCTGAACTGATTACCAATCAGGCAATTATGCGTTATAATCAACTGTATGCTTCTGAGATTGAGATCACTGTTCCTGGTGATTTTTCTCTACATGCAGGTGATGCAATATACTTTGATGCACCATCAGCACAGAAGGATACAAAAAATGACGATATTGACCGTCAAATTGGTGGTCTATATATTATATCAGCATTATGTCATTTAATTAATGCACAAGGAACTTATACAAAGTTAAATTTGGTAAGAGATTCTTTTGGGAGAATGGGAAAAACCCCACAAACTGGCAAACCAGCTACGGAAACAAAAATTCCTGGTACACAACCTTCATACCAAAGAACGGTATCAAGTGCATCATACGATACCACAACTACTTTTTAATTACTATTATGGAAAAAAATATAGAGACTCACATCGAAAAGGATAAAAAAATTCTTGAGGACCCAACTATTTCTCCACAGCAACGTCGCCACATTGAGGGTGAGTTGCATGAATTAGAAGATTATGCAGAGCATCATAAAAAAGAAATCGAAGCAGGAGATCACCACGATCCCAGTTATCTTGAACTATTCTGTGATCAAAATCCCTCCGAACCAGAATGCCTGGTATATGACGACTAATGGCAGAAGGAGCAGCACTATTTGATCCCGGTTTTTTAGGAGCACAATTTATTTGGTGGCTAGGACAAGTTGCCGATGATTCTGAGTGGAGAAATAATTCACTATCTGGAAAATTTGAGGATCCAAATAGTATCCCTGGATGGGGTAGGCGATATAAAGTTCGCATCATGGGTATCCATGATAAGGAAGAAGAGTCTATTCCTTCAGATCAGTTGCCTTGGGCGAGTGTCATGTATCCCATCACTGCTGGTGGTGGACAAGCAAATGCAAGCACAACTCCTGCATTACGTCAGGGTAATTTTGTCTTTGGATTCTTCATGGACGGACAAGACCAACAGGTCCCCGTCATCATGGGAATCATGGGGCATAATGCTCAGACTCCGATGTCAACGAAGATTGGCAATACGGAATCTAACTTTGGTCCTACCAGTGGATATGCTGAGGGTAAAAATCCTCCAAAGGGTAATGCAAAACCAATTGCTCCTGATGATGGATTGGTTACTAAAAAACCAACCGATCCAAAGTTAGCAGCTGCACTTGCTCCTGCACCACCAGGAGTTCAACTTAATAAATTTGGGTTAAGACCAGATCAACCTCTTAGTGCAATCCCTGGTGGATTGCAGGTTGCAAATGATGCCAGAGAGGCAGCAAGGAACGAAGGTAAGTCGGTTCAAGAAGTAGAAGATGCTGCTATGAAAGCAGTTGCAGATCATACTGCAAAATTAAGGAGGCAGCAAGAGTCTCCATCTACACCAAACACTGGTAATCCAACAAAAGAAAATCCTGATGCAGTACACCAACTCTCTGCAGCAGATACAAAGAGAGAAGCAAAAATAAAAGAGTGTATTGTTGTGATGAAACCAGACCCTGATTCGTTTGTTCAATCAGCAGTGTCTGCGATTCAAACAACTATTAAAACACTGACAGAAAGACTTAACTCATATCTCAGTACTATATCAAGTTATATTGATGCGGTATCAAGTGCGATTGAGAATGTTCAAAAATTAATTAGTGATGCTGCTTGTCAGATTGCTAAGTATATGAAGGTTTTGTTTGATAAGGTGATGGAGTATGTCCTCAAGATTCTGAACAAGACATTAGCAAAAGCAGTTGCAGCACTACCAACTCATATGAGATCAATGTTTGGTGATATGAAAGAAAAAATTACTGAACTGATTCTTTGTTTGTATGGCAAACTAACTGGAAATCTTTGTGGATTAATTCAAGGTATTCTTGATGATGCCTTAGATATGGGTAATGCAGAAAGAAAAGCAAGAGAGAATGTAGATAACCCACAAAATGATCAAGTAAAGAGACAACCTCAA